GGTTGGGGACAAACTTGGGCAAGAAATGCTACTTTAAGTTTTTGGACACGTAGTAGTAATGCTGGTGTTTATAGTGGATTTATAAGAAACAATCCAACCTTTGACCAAAGTTTAACTTTTACATATAATATTCCAAGTGCAAATACATGGACTTATGTTAGCATTCCCGTGCAAGGTTCAACTACTGGAACTTGGGGCGGTGGTAGCGGTTGTGGCATAGAGTTAGGATTTGCAGTATGGAATGGTTCTGTTTACGCACCAGCATCTTCAAATACTTGGACAAGTGGTAACTATACTGGTGCCAATAGTCGTGCATTAAGTGGTAACGTTTTAACAGCGGTTGGTAGCACTATGCAATGGACAGGTGTGCAATTAGAACCAGGCAATGTTCCAACACCGTATGAATACAGACACTATCCAGCAGAACTTCAAATGTGTCAACGTTATTATTATACTACTGCAAACACAAACGTAAGTGGAACTATTAAAGATTGGGTGTGGATAACTTATACATCAAACGGTGACACTCGTGGTCGTGTAAGCCATCCTACTACAATGCGTGTTGCACCTACAATGTCATTCAACACAACAAGTTGGAATATGATTGGGGTTGGAACATCAACAACTACTCCATACGCACCAGTAAACGTATCAATGACGGGCGTGACCGCTGGTGCAGTAACTGTTGATAGTTGGGGTATTTCTACTTCAAGTATCGCAAGTCAGGGAACTAATTTGGTTTGGGGTAGTAATCAAGGTATTATTGTTTATGCAGATGCGGATATGTAAAAAATGACAAAATATACATTATGTTGGCACGGAACAATTGTTGACAATGAAGATGGATTGCATATTCCAAATGATCCAGATAATCGCCATTTTCAAGAATATGCAGCATGGAAAGCGCAAGGCAACTGGCCAGATTTTGAATTAGATGCCTATGCACTTGATGAACAAGGTTCACGATATGTTGCTACACAGTTCAGCCAAATGAAATATAGTCTTGAACACTTTCCAAGTGAAGTTGTGATACCATAAATATTGCTATGCCACAATTAAACTTTCCATTTTATCGAAGAGATTATAACGGTGAACCGATAACATTTGTTGAAAATGAACAAATGAAATCATTATTTGTAAATCCACGTAAGTTTCCATATGATCGTTCTGTTACTAATGCCGTGGTTATTGGAAATGGCGTTAGTCGTTTAATGCCAGAAATACAGTTACTGCTTAATACTAACAATCGTCGTGTAGCAGAAGGATACAAAACAACTTATGCCTGTAACGCCGCACACCGTGATATAAATGCAGATTATTATGTAATAAAAAACAGATTACTATTTTCTGAAATACCAGTTGAAAACTATAATAAGATGTTTGTGACAAATGATATGTGGGTTACATATCGTGATACAAATCTTATTCCATATGTTTATTATTTGGATAGTGGTGCTACTGCCGCTTATCTTGCTGCCTTTGATGGTGCAAAAAAAGTTTTCTTATTTGGTTTTGATGGCAGTGATCACATGACAAATGAAAATGTTTATGCTAATACGCTAGGGTATGATACAAATAACTTCACACATGAAAAACATCATGGTCATTTATATGATGTATGCAGTGTTTATACTGATGTTGATTTTTATCGTGTAAGAACACATATTAGCCACAATTACAGCAACCTTTTAAATCAACTACCTAACTATCACGAGGTAAGTGTCCGTGAAGCAGTTTTAGCTGGTGATTTTTAATATTTCCTGCATTGTTTTAAGTTTTTCTTTTATAACTTTATTATTCAAGCTATTGTATAAACCAGGATGCAATGGTTTTGGTGTAGCATCTAAACTACACCAACTGTAACCTTTGTGCTCATTGCTTAAAGTAGGTATAAACTCTTGCGGCACAATTACAACAAACGTGTGATAACTAAAATGTCCATCTGGACTGTTAAAATATTCAAGTGGTAATACTTTTTTAATTGGTGGTTCAAATCCAATTTCTTCTACAACTTCACGAACCAACCCACCATATAGTGTTTCATTTGGTTCTAATTGTCCACCAACTAACCCCCAAGTATTACTATAAGTATCTTGATCTCGTAATAGGAATAAACCACGACCAGTTTTTTCACTTATGAAAAGTGCACCAACTGCAGTTAGATCACGATTGACCAAAGACCTTCTGGGTAAATGCCTTCCCAACTTTTTACCCATTGATTTCCATCCCATGCATATTGAATGTTTGTGTAGGTATTGGTGACATAACTTGCATTGCTAATAGCATTTGGTCTATAAGAAACAGCCCAAGCACTGCCGTTATACTGAATAATATCATTTGGTAGTGCATGTGTAATACTCGTATTTGCATTTTGCCAAGCCGCCGCCCCATTTCCTACGCTTGCATTACCAAGTGGATTTACTATTAAGTAACGTTGACCATTTGCTGCTGCTGGTAATCCTATACCAGGTCCATAAACACGTGGATCAACTATAGCATTTACACTTTGTAATACATTAGTAGGTATAGTAGCACTATCTACATTAAAAAACAAATTATTTTGATTGTTTGGATCATATGCAACTGTACCAGTAACTAATCTATCAGTCCTATTATCGGTTAGATACATCATACTGTAATTGTTTGCGATATTACCAAATAGATTTATAACTGGTGCCCATGCAATGGCATTTGCGGTTGTTGTTGGCATACCATAACTATTTGCATAAATTTCAGGACCACCACGTGGTAAAAGTTTTACATTGCCTTGATTTACTAATACTTGATAACCAGTAGCTGTGAAATACTGACGATTACCTAGTTGATTAGTTGCTTCTATAAGCGCATTACTTGGATTACCATTAGCATCATAAACATTGCTTACTACACTTTGAACAATACCAAGTTTTTGAATCTTTGCAGGTGTGCTAAACCAAATTGGCATTTCAAATGTTAACGTGGCAACGTCTATTGGATCATCAGCACCAACAGGAATATCACGTGTTGTCCAACTTGTTGATGTTAACAACACATAACTTAAACTTGTCCAATCATAGTAATTTTGATTGCTTTGGATTTCCATATCTGGATTAAACATTGTGGTAATTTGTTCCCACAACTGTGCTTTTTGATCAAAGTTACTTGTCCATAATTCCATCACAACTGTTAAACGATATGGCGCTGGCATCAATCTTTTAAGAGTGTAATTTTGTCCTTGTTGTGTATTTGCATTTCCCGTTAGTGGATCAGTTGCACGTGTGCGAACGCTTTTGTTATCAACATATTTTGGTTCTTGTATACGTGTTCGGTCATAGTTTACTTCTTTAATGTAACAAACCATCATTGGAACATTAAGCACACTATTGTCACTGTTATTTTTAAGAATAGCACTTACTTGACGATTTGTATCAGCATAACGTACAGGAACACGCTTTAATATACTATTGCCATTGTTATCTTTGCCAAATTCAACATACATCTCATCAAAGATGCGAATGAATTGACCCATAAATCTGCGTATCTGTTTGTCGTAGAAGTATTGACCCACGATGTTATCCTATAATATCTGGTTGTAGATTGAATAAATTACTTAGTGTTTCACGGCTTGGTATCGCATAACCATTTGCCAATGTAACAGTTCCATTATTGTTAATAAATGTTCCAAGCTGTGTATTAGTGTTTGCACCAGTAAGGTTAGCACGCTGAACATCTTGAATTGCACGCCAAGTTTGACCATCATAACGGAATAGCCTTGATGGAATATAATCTGTGCGTAATACATATTCACCTAATGTTGCATTTAATGGAAACGCAACATCAACTGTAACTGGTAATCCATTTGGAGCAGTTCCATCACCAGTAAGATAACCATTAATTACTTTTACTGGACTAACGCCATCCTGTGTTGGCAATATGTAAAGTTTGTTTACATTATAACCACTGGCTGGTACATCTGTTTCTGCTTGTGCAATAACTGCATTATTAATCTGCACGTTAAGATTGTAACTGCTGAGTAGATCACCAAGAGTGCTACCAGTTGGTGTTCCATCACCTTTAATTGCTTCTTGGTCAAGAATATCTTTAAACTCTTGACTATCAACCATTGGTGTAACTTTACAACGCCAAATATGTGGCCACCAAGTTTGTGCATAACCTTCGCTACCACGCACTGCTTCTTGAACAACATAAAACTTTTTAAGTGGAACAGGTATGCTTTCATCAAGCGGACTGTAATCACGTAAGTGTGGTAATTCAAAAACATCACCTGGCATAATTTTACGACCAAGACGTTCACTCATATCATTGATATGGAATGTAATATAAAGAGTATCGTTGGTTACCATAAGACCAAATTGACTTAGGTTAAAATCATTGTCTTGAATGGTATAGTGACCACGTAAGTTATATACGTCTTTATCATATGCACGGTCACGGTTTTCCAAGAATAGCAAATCTTGGATATTCTTTTCACTTTGTGTGCTATATTGTGGTTGTGTTAAATCGGTTGTTTGACCTTGATCTTTTGTGCCAAGATATTTGTGTACGTTTATTCCTACGCCACTGATAGTGTATAGTTCACGAATACGATTATCTTGCCATTTGTAATCGTTAGTATGGTTTTCTCTATATAAACTTAAACGTGGCATTGTTGTTCCTACAAGATATTTATGGTAAGAACAACCTATGCATTATGGTTTTTTAAATACAAAATAGAAACGGTCACCGTTATCTTGCTTCCAAGATTCAAGTTTTACATTATTTTCTTCTGCAATACGAACGGCTGTTTCAAAATCCCAGTGATATGGATCAATCCAAACATCATTTGGTCCAGTATTGAATGGATTTGCACGACAAAATACTGTTCCGCACGGTGCAAGTAATTCAAATACTCTTGCAAATCTTTCAGCTACCCATTCATAACTATAAAAATTAATGCTACCAAATACAATAATAACGTCAAAACTTTCTGGCTTCCATTTGAAATCCATAATTTCAACCATGTAATCGGCATTTGGATTGTAACGGTCAATACCAATCAAGCCAGGTATATGTGCTTTAAATTGATTAAAACCACACCCAACATCTAATACTGCATTTGGTTTAAGATCGTTTACATCCTTGACGATATTCCAACCAGTAAAACGATAAATCTCAGTACGTGGTTTCCACATCTCACCGCCCCACACACGACATTGATATTTGTAATCAATATCATTTGTCAGTTCTTCAAGTGTTCCCTTGAATACTAAATCAATACTGTGAAAGTTTGAACTAATTTCTTCAACAAACTTTTCATATTTTTTAGGGGTCCATGGCAAATCACTCAATACAGTATTTTTATCAATTGAATCACGGATTTTTTCATATTTTGGTAATTTAAAGGCGTCTTTAATATTTTTTTCTAATAAAGCGAAGATTTTTTTATTCATGTGATTATTTTTCCTAAATAATATAAATAATGTTAGAAGATTAGTTTTTCTTAAGGTATTTATGAAAAAATCCACCATTAATAAAAAAATGTTGTTACTGATGGGTCCACAAGGCAGTGGTAACCATTTATTCAGTAAAATATTTGCATTGCATCCTGATGTAAATGGTTGGAGTCAAACTTTAGATAAAAGTGAAGAAACTAATTATTTTCTACCACATTACAAAGAGCCATTTTCTCATTATTGGCATAATTTAGAGTTGATAGATGAAAATATAATGGGTGGTAAAAATTATGCTTGCGTAAGTGTAAGTATACCATTTTGGATTAAAGATAAGTTTGTGTTGCCGCCAGCACAAGAGTTTATTGAACGTGTTCGTACATTAGATATTGATGTTCAAGTAGTAATGATTGGACGAGATCGTAATATTTTGACTCATCAAGAAACAAGATTACGTGGTGGTCCTACTTGGGGTTGTGCCTTACAATTTTTAAAATCTTTTAAAGAACTTCCATTTTTTGTAAGCACTGAATTATTATATCTCTATCGCCGTCGTTATGTTAAAACTATTGGACAATGGTTAGATTTTCCAGTCGCAGATGAAGACCCACGCATTGAAGAAATATTAAGTGAAGATACTAATGCAAAATATATTAATTTTGCTAAAAATGAATACCTTGATAATTTAATGACTAAGCAACAACCGTATAAGGATGAATAGTGAGTAAAAAAATATTATTATTATGTGGACCACAAGGTAGTGGTAACCATCTTTGGAGCAAAATATTTGCACTACATCCAGATGTTAGTGGTTGGGATGATTTGTTAGATACCAGTGATCCAGACAATTATCTAATCCCACATTGGCGTGAACCTCATATTAATATTTGGGATAATATAGAAGGTATTACAAAAGAAATCATGGGAAATAAAGATTATCTTGTAATAAGCGCAAGCGTACCTTATTGGAATCGTGAAAAAATTGGTATACCAGAGATTGATAAGTTTGTTGAGCATATGGAATATCTTGGTATTGAAGTTCAAGTTTGCGTAATAGGACGTGATCGTAACATTTTAGCTAAACAGCAAACTAGATTACGTGGTGGTCCAAGTTATGGCGCAATGACTCAAATGCTTTATAGAATGTTTACTCTACCATTTTATTTGAGCACCGAAAATCTTTATTTGTATCGTCAACGATATCTTAAATCTCTTGCCAAATGGTTAGATTTTCCAATCGTTCTTGATGATCCTCGTATCGATGAAATACTCAAAGAAGACAGTAACGAAAAATATATCATTGATGCCGAAAACCCATTTGTAGATAGTATAGTTAGAAAAGTAACATGGGTAAGACACAAAGAAAGACAGCAGAAAGTAGGAAAATAATAATGTCAGAATATGAAAACTGGGGCGACAGTCGTTGGGATTTTACTAAAAAAAATAGTAATTGGCATTTTGATGTTTCACGTCCTCCGCAACCTGGTATAGATAGTTATACCCACGTGTGTAGATTTGATGCAGATTTTACGGAAGCAATTTCTGCTTGTATGCCAAGAACAAAAAAGAGCACATGGGGTTCACGCAACCCAAGTACGGAACGCATTTATAGTGCAGGTCCAGAAGAGAATGATTTAATTCGTGCAGGTGCCAATCCTAATGCGCCAGTGTTTGAACGCACAGCAGCTGATGACATTTCAATTTTTAAAAAGATAAATGACTGGCTTGGATTAGAAGAAACTACTATGAAGTTTCATAATCAAACCACTGGACAAATGTTACACACTCATATGGATAATTTTGCTGGTCGTCCAGAGCGTGAAAATAGTTACAAAGTTGTTGACTTTGATAAAAATCCAGATATAATAAGAAGATTCGCTGTTATGTTAGCAGATTGGAAATTA